ATAACACCAATAATTCCCATTAAAATATCTTTAAGACCTATGCCCATTTTACTAAATACGATGGTGACTAACGCAAAGGGTATAGCAAAAACTAATATCGCCAAACCTGATTTTAAAGACCACATTGCATCAGGAGCTTTAAATTCATCTGGTAATACTGTAAATACCCAAGCTAATCCCATTACTGCTGCCGCAATTAAAGGAATCGCTAAAGAACCGAAAATTAATTCTTTCATCGTGGCTCCTCTAACGGCTTTCATTGTTAGATAAAAAGAAAATGCAAAAGCTAAAACAACAAGAGCAGATGTCACAGCCCATAAAAACGGCGCAGATTTGTAAGAGCCCTCATCGGGTAAAGCTTGGAAAACATAAGCTAATCCTACAATTCCAGCTGCGATAGCTGCAATAGCCAATGCTCCAAATGCTAATTCTTTTAAAGAAGCACCTTTAACAGCTTTCATAACTAAATAGAATGAAGCTGAAAATAATAATATAGCAAAACCTGATTTTAAAGCCCAAATTGGATCTGGCGCTTTATATACGTCAGGTAATAATTGAAACAACCATGCTGTACCAACAATACCTACGGCAACTGCTGCGTATGCTAATGCAACTAGTCCCATTTCTTTAAGACCAATTCCACCTTTTTGTATTTCTTTAGCAAACATTATAAATGCTATAGATGCAGGTACCATTATGACTGCAACTGCTAATGCAGTTAAAAATTGGCCACCGCTAATAACTGGCATCATAGTTAATACAGCACCTGATAAAACCAAAGCTACTGAAATTCCAACCATTGCCAATAAACTAGCACCCATTAATTGAAACATGTTACCGGCATCAGGTTTAGATGCGCCTATGCCAGCATAACTCATGCTTATAATACCTTGATTTCGACCAAGTACATCTGCAATTTTAACAAATACTGGAGCTATCAATGCCATTATAGCAGCTACAGCCAAAGCGGATAATAATTGACCAACACTTAGTACTGGCATAAATGTGAATATTGCTGCAGCACCAACTAAAGCCGCTGCAATTCCAATAATCATAACAGCTGTTAAACCTGTATCTTTAGCAGACATTGGTTTAAATCCTGCAGATGAAGGTGCACTACCTTTTCCAGCAGAACCAGTTTCTAATTGTCTGTTTTGCTCTTTTAATAAATCCTTTATTTCACCTAATAATCCAGTATGCTTTTTAAGCTCACTTACAGTATCATTAGCCGCTCTTTTTAAATCAAGCGTTACAACACTATGAATTTCTTGTGTTAATATTGCGCCTTGATCTGCTACAGCTGCTAAATGATCTAGTGGACCGAATAAGGTTTGTAAAAGTGCCTGTGGATTTAACTTCATTTATCTATATAGACTTTTGTTCTACCTAGTATATATTAAAAACTCCATCACTTAAGTGACGGAGTTTTCATGTTAGGCATTTTGATATTTGGCATCTTTATTTTGCTCATCATATCACCAGTTGCGTCTTGTTGACCTTTATTAGCGTCACTTTCTTTTTTCAAGTGTTCTGTAAGATCTTTTATCAAATAGTGATATTCGTAATATTCCAAATGCTCAAGTTCTGATGGTTGTATGTGTAAATGTAAGTACACATAAAACTTCGTTTTAAAGAAGTTCTCCAGCGAAATCTTGAACAATGAAAAGAGATTTGATGCCGTCGCGAAAGCTGATAGGGACAACCTCCTCATCATCCCCAAGCTGTACTGACATATTAGGCTGAATACCCACTTTCATTTGTTCAGCTAATTTGTAAATTAAACTATATTTCTTGTTTGACCAGCCATTCATCTCTATTTCAAATTTAAAGATGTCATTATCACTAAATCCTCTCCACTCGCTAATCAAATATGGCATAATTTGCAATACCGATTGGTCGATTTTACCACCATTTTTTTGTTTTTCTTTGATATATGATGTCATTTTTTGCATAACACCAATTGAAGGCGGTCTCATTGTGATTGTACCAAAAGACTTGGTTTCAATCATAAATGTTTTCTTTTCAATATCGTAATATTTGTCTAATGATTCTGGAATTCTAAAATATTGAAAATACTCTTTCTTAATGTCGATTGTGTGCTTTTCTCCTTTTTTGTCAATATGATCTACTGTTAATTTAGATTCAGGTTCTGGAAAAGTTAAATCTCTAATAGATAAAATGATATAAAATCTATCTTCTTCACATAGATCTTTATATGACATTCTTTTTGCTCTATTAAGAACTCTAACACACGCTTCTAAAATTGTATTTAATTTATCATCAACGTCCAAAATATTAGTTTCATCGATGGTTGAAAAATGTCTAATTTCTGCAACTTTAGCAGATCTAATAGAAATTTCTGTGTCTTCTGGATAAAACATTCCACCTGAAGGTAAATTTACTAATGGAATTGCATGATAACCTAAATGAAAATCTGGATCTTCTGCAGTTTGTGTTGCAAAACGTTCCATGTTTACTTTTCCCAGATTAACTGGTTCTTCTCTTTCTTCTTGAGCAGGTTGCTCGGTTTGACTAACAACAGCTTGATATTGTTGTTCTAAATCGTCGAATTGTTGGTTTTCTGACATTACTTTTTAGATTTAAGTTTATTAATTTTGTCCCTGTCCCAGACTTTATCTTCTTCAGGGCGACTTTCCATTTCTTTACGTATTAATTCTCTAATGAAGGCCGAAATAGAAATTGGCCTTTCTTCTTTCTCAATTGCATCATTCAAGATGATTCTATTTAAAGCAAAGACTTCCTCTTCGCTTAAAAGAACTTGCAATTTTTTAGTTAGTTTATCTTTTGACATGTAGATTATGTTGATATTATATTATATATTCAATACAAAAAATAAGGATGAACACTTTTAAGGCATTCATCCTTATGAAAAAATTATTACGCTAATACTTCTTTGAAAGCATCAGATCTCCAAATTACTTCTAAAGTAGCTGGATCAGAAGATTCATAGTTTAATTCAGTTGTAAATCCTAAAGCAGAAGTGATAAAGCAGTCTTCTAATGTAACTGTTCTGTAAATATCACCAGCTCTGTTGAATTGTACGATAACAAGAGTACCTACATAATCTTTTTTAAGACCCATAACACCAGTTTGAGGATCAAATTGTTTGTTATACCATTGTCTTAAAGTCTTATATAAATAAGCTTGGTTTGAATTGTTTAAGTTTAACGAGAAGTTAACTGTTACATCCACAGAAGTTTCACTTGGCATACCAGCATAAGATCTAGTAGCAAATTTAAACTTTTGAGTTTTAGCTTCAATCGCTTTATATAAATCTAAACCCGCGATAGAATTCACATGTTGGATTAATAAAGGGGCATCAGCAACTCCAGCTGGAGGTAAGATAGTTACTTCAAAAAGGTTAGCCTGTACTGGTTCGTACTGCATTCCTTTCTTTGAAGTTTGGTCTTGTGAATAGTGTGGTAAAGCCATTTTACTTTATATTTATTTTTATCTATTTATTAAGAAAAGTTTCCAGTTGCGATTTCACCTGTATTTAAAACTGTAGTTCTATGAACAACAATTTCTAAACCTTTAACCGGTTCAACAAATGTGTCAATAATACCCATATTGTTGTCGATTACATCGTCTGTGTTATTTGTTTGATCCATTACGTTTTTAAAGTCGTAAATACCGCTATCTGCTTTTACAGATTGCATAAATGAATCTGCTAAAGTTTTGATCTCTAATCTTGTCTGAGCTGTATTAAATTCAAATACGTAATCTTTAAGAATTTTAGCCATACCCTCTTGGATATAGATTAATACTTCTCTTACGTGAGCTGAAGATAATGCAGACTTGATTGATTGTTGAGCTGTTTTGTTACCTAAGATAGTTAAACCCGCACCTCTTTGGAAAACGATTGGGTTAATACCAAATGGTTCTAAAATATCTCTATCAGCTTTATCGAATGCGTATTCAACACCAACTACATTAGCACCAGTAACAACGCCTCTTCTAGGACCTGCAACGATTGACCAAGGTAATGCGTTAAAATATTTATCAATAAAGTTGTTAGATACGTAAGCTGCAGGTGGAACAATAACGTCTTTACCATTTTCTCTTACTAATAAACCTGGAGCGTAATAGAATGCATAGTTTGCTCCTTCGTTAATAGAAGGCAATGCATATAATGCGCTAGGGTTTTTATCTAAGTTACCACCGTCTTTGATATAAATTACATCAAATTCGTTGTTATCGTTTTTAAATGAAGGATCTGTAGAGCTTTTGAAATCTTTAACAGTTGGAGCATTCAAAATAGCTGAAGCATTTTGTCTTTCGTGAGCTAAGTATGAAAGTTCTTTTTTAGTTAAAATTGATCCATTCTCATAAGATGCAAACGTATCTACGATATATCTGTAATCAATAACATCTTTATCAATTAATGCATTGAATAAACCTGTACCAGATAATTGACCTAATACACCTGCAATTGTTTTAGCTGCAATATTTGCCTTTCCTAAAACAAATGGTTTGTAAACTGTAGTAGCTTCTTCGAAAGAAACGTTATAAAAACCTGACCAAGTAGCTGCAACTTCTCTGTCGCAAGTTACTGTCCATGTGTTTGCTGTTCTTTGTACTCTTTTAACTTTAGCTAATCTACCAACAACTGCTGAATCAACGTAATGTCCTTTTTTAATAGGAAATGCATCAGCTGCAGCACTTGTGTTATATGCCATTGTAAATACTCCACCGCCTAAATTAGCATATGTACCGCCAACTAAATCTTTAGCTTTAGCGTGCGCGAATGAATTTGTAACATTTTGCGTATAAACTTCAATTGAACCTATACCCGTTCCATAAGTAGAATGTAAAGTTGCAGTATTAAATGTAACTACAGTATTTGTTCCAAATGTAACATTGGTAATTTCAGTATAAACGCCAGATATATTAGTTCTTAAGAATTTTCCGATTGGAAAATCTGCTGTTTTATCTTCACCGATAATAGTTAATTGAGTGGGGTTAAAATTAGAACCAGTTGCAAGTTGTACAGAACTAGATGTATACGTTGTTGTAGTAGTTTGTACATATTCAGCAATATATGAAAGTAATTCATAGTTTTCAGTTTCGTCATATACATGACCAACTAAATCAACTTTAGTACCTGTTTCATAAGTTACTAAATCTTCGTTAACCGCACAGAATAAACCAGTTCTTCTAGCTTCTTGATTGATACCAGCTTCAATGTATAAGTTTCTACCTTCTAAATCTCTAAATCCTGGAATTAATGAACCAGTATATTTAGCTAATAAAGTAACTTGTCTTAAAGCTGAGAATTCGTCTAATTTATTTTTTAATAAACCATCCGCATTAAAGTATGCGCCATAAACTGGATCTGTATCCATTTGCGCAGGATTAAATTCACCTTTGAAAACAAAAACATCTACCATGAAATCTGATACGTAATCAAAATCATTTAAGAATGAAGGTACATTACCTTCACCATACCATTCTCTTGCAGTAATTTCAAAAGGAGCAACATCTTGCGCCTTTCTTACAATAACTGTGATAGGTTCTTGTTTAATGTTAATAAAGTTTAGAATTCTGTCGTCATCGATTCCGATAGTATCTAATGTTGCTTTATCTTCTGGAAACCAGAATTTATCAATATTAAAATAGCTAGCATAATCATTTGATCCACCTAATGAATTGATAGAATCAACTGAACCATTAGTTACAGGAGCTTGCCATTCGATTGTGTCATTTGCGTCAATATCTGCCACGTTTAAAGCTAAAATTGGGCCTCTACCTAAAGCAGCTAATGCTGATCTATGGAAAAACATACCGATTTTTTCTAAATTTGTGTCAATATTACCAAACAATGTCGTGAATTCTTCAGCTGTTCTGATGAAAACAGGAGTATTGTAAGGACCTTTTTTAGAGTGACCAACTACCAATCTGATAGTTTCAACTGTAACGTTAGTTGTTTGAGACTTGTCAAATTCTAGTCTGTAAACGCCAGAGCTCTTAAAGTTCAATAATTGAGGACTAAGTGCCATAATTTTATAAGTATTTTTTTATCTTTAGACTATATATCAGAACAATCTTTGCAATTTATTATTTTAATAAATCATAAATATCATATTGTAAATCTCCTTGAGAATCATTGTCTCTATATAAAGCTGCCTCCATGTAATCATGTAGCTGAGGATCAATTATATCTAATAATTCTTCAACGAAATCAGCATAATCTGTTGTTCCAAAAAATTCTGTAGCAATAATAGAAGACATAATTAAATCGTCATTTCCCATCTGGGCAGCATAACTACCGTTCTTTACTGTACCAAAAAGTGATGCTTCATTAACTGTTTCAATATCATTGATAAAAAATCTATTTGCTTCTAATAACTTTTTAAAGTTTTGACAAAAAACAGCTTTATTATCTGCCTTTAATCTTAAACCCATTTTTAATGTTTTAGAATCGTGTCTGTGTTTAAATCTTAAAACCATCTCATCCTCAAATTCATTTCTTTGTGGAAAAATAGTTCTTAGATATTGTAATAAAATAGTTCCGTATGTATTAAATTCAATAACCATTTTTATAGATTCTGGATTAAATATTTCGCAAGCTAATGTATATAATATTTTTGAAAAATCTTCAATAACATGTTCATTTGATCTAAATGATGCAACTTGATTCATTCTAAAAAAATCATACATCGCACCCGGACTTACCATTTTATCAATATGTTTTTTAGCCATTGGTTCTATTTCAAAAACATTGATAACTGAATAATCTCCACCGTTACCTTCTGCAATATCTACAGAAAACAAAAATCTGTGATCTTCTGATCTAGCAGTTTCTACATCAAAGTCTGGATGAAATCCTAAAAATCCTTTTGTGTCTATGTGAATATTTTCAAATTCTTCAAAATCATGATGTATAAATTTCTTAGCCTTTTTTCTCATAATAGCTAAAGACGCTGGAGATAATAGTAATGAACTTGAACTTACGAATTCGTTACCGTATTGTCTATTAAATGCTTCTTCAGAACCTAGATTTTTTAATTCTCTTTGGTACCAAGCATCATCTCTATCTGGATGTTGCCACCAGTCAATTCTTAAAGGTGTATATGCATTATTTCCCTGCTCTGCTGCTGACCAAATTTCATAAAATTTATTAAATCCATTTGGCGTAGAAGTAATATTAATACGAGAAATTTTAGACGCAGAAAGTGTAGGATAAACGTTTTCGTAAAAAGTGTCTACAATAGATGGATGAATGTGGGCAAACTCATCTAGATATAAATTATGAATCGTAAAACCGATACCTGCTTTTGCTGTAGTAGCTTGACCAACTAAACGACAACCATTATCAGCTCTAACGTTCATAACGTCATATTTGATAATTCCAGGTTTCATATAAAAAGGCAAATGTTCAATTACAACTTTTGCTTTATCGATAATTTCTTTTGTTGAATCAGCTTTGTTGGCTAAAAGAAGTGTATTTTTATCATAATTAAAAACAATAAACCATGCATTAAAAATAGATGCTGTTACTGTTTTACCCATTTGTCGAGATGCCAATACTATATTAAATCTTTCATTTTGAAGATTTCTTAGCATTTGTTTTTGATATTCTCTAAGTTTAACTCTTTGAATACCTTCATCCGTCATTACCACTGCATATTTTTCTGCAAAATATACAATGTC